TTTCCTAAAGTACTTAGTTCCAGCAGCTAGATACGTTGCACTAAATGCTGTGGTATTTGAATTGTTTACCATTTGAACAGTATAGATCCATCCATCAGATGCTTCTACAATGTCGTCTGCTGTAATATAAAGTTCAGCACCATTATACTTATCATAAGTAATGATATCACCATGTCCAAAAGAACGCTTGTTAAGCATAATTTTAAACGAAGTTCCATCAGTACCCAAATATGTATTAGCTGCAGTCTCTACATTCTTAACAATAAATGGTAAGTCTTCTGTAACGGGAGTTTGCCACTTATACTCACCACGAGCGTTATCCACCATGATTGTATTCTGACCACCAAAAGATGCTAATTGATATAAAGGCATTTCTACCTTTTGGACTTGCGCCCATATATCAATTGGTCCCATATCCATGGGCTCTGCATCCCCTAACATATTTGTTAAGTGATAAGAATCAACATGTGAACTAGCTTTATACTGAGTATCACGTAGGAAAATCCCATTATTCATAATTGGAGTTGCCATAATTTGATTACTTTTTTAAATTAAACATTAATTAACTATATATTAAAACCTTTTAAATATATTTTTATTTCTTGGTAGTTTTCTTCCACCACCTCTATTTGCTTTTTCTTTTCCTTCTACACTTGCTGCAGAATTTGCTTTTTGAGATTGAGCTGTCTTAAGCTTTCTCACTGTTTTTTCTGTAGCTTTTGATTCACCTTTTTCTATCAACCCTTGCTTGTATCCTTTTGGATCTGCTAATAACCATAATGCTTCAGTTATTAAAGGGTAGTTTGGTTCAACAAACTGATACTTTTCAAGCAAATGTCCTAGCAAGTTTGTATTTTTTCCTGTTATAGATGGATAAGATGGTTCTACTAATCCATTATATAACAAAGCTTGAGTCTTTCTATCTACTTTAATATCATTTATTTCTCCCCCTTTTAAAGTCTCATATACATTTGCCATGTATTTTTCAGAAGCTTGTTGTTGCTGTTTCTTTTTCATTTCTTGCTCTTGCAATCTTTTAGCAACAATCTTTTCTTGCATCTTATCTAACTTTGGTTTAAATTTAGAAGCTTGTTGTTCAAGCTTTCCTAAATCTTTCCAAACTTCAATCTCTTCTCCAATTTCTTCTGCATCACCAAAACCAGTTGCGCCTAAATATTCTTTAATTATACGCTCTTGATCTTTTTCTTTTTTTATATCTAAAGCTCTACTCTCTTCTACTTTTGATAAAGCTCCAAATAATCCTCTTAGATCTTTACCTCCATCTGCTACATATCTAGCAGCTATTTGTAATTCTTCAGGTAAACTTTTAAAAAACTGCTTAGGAGTTTCTTTTCTAACTTGATTTACCCTTTCATCTAAGTTAGCTTGAATTAGTTCTTCCCAATCTTTAGGTGAGTACTCATCAAGCTCTTTATCATCATCAAAAGGAATTATTTTTTCATCTTTTATTAGTTTAGAAAATACATCACTAATTCCTTCTATTCTTTTTCTTCCTTTTTTAGTTGTTGTTTGTTCTACAGTTTCTTCTTCAACATTTTCATTTAATCCTAAAACTTCTTCAACATCAACTTTTTCTTTTGGTTCTTCTTTTTTAAGTTCTTCTTTTTTTTCTGTTTCAGAACTTATTTCTTTTTCCTCTTCAACAACCTCTTCTTTTTTTGGTTCTTCTTCTTTTTTATTTTCATATAAAAAACTAGTATCAACTTGTTTTTTTCTACTGAAAATACTTTGTTTTTTATCTTCAGTTGTTTTTTCTTCCGGCAATGTTATAGAGTCTCCTCCTGGTGCCGCATTAAAAATATCATCAAGATCAACATTTACTTGTTCAACCTTTGTTTCAATTGTTTTGGTTTCTTTTTCAGCCATAGCATATTTGGTTTTTAGTGGTTATATATATAATATACAAAAGATTTATAACTAAACCTTAAAAATTTTTTTCAATTTAAAAATTTATTACAGTATATAGCTATCATTACTTTTTCTTATTGTTATCTACTTTTTTGTTCTGTGATTGAACATCATATTTGTTTTTATTTTCACGTGCAATTTCTAGATTTTTATTAGCAATGTCTCTTTGAGTTGCTAATTTTTCTCTTTCAACATTTAATTTTGCTAAATCATTTGCGTTTTTATTAGCAGCCTCTTCTCTTTTAAAGTTCATTTGCTCTCTATACTCATCTCTTTTACGTATATCTTGCATTGCATCTTTAAAATCACTTTGCATATTTTGATCAATATCTGCTTGTGCCCCATAACTAGCAGCTCTTATTTCAGCAACCATAAGATCTTTCTTTCTATCTTTATCTTTTTCTTGCGTTTGAAATTGACGTTCTGCTTGTTTTTCTTGAGCTTGAGATTGTATTTGCTGTTGTTGCAATTGTTGTTGTTGTTGCATTTCAGCTTGTTTTTGTTGTTTTTGTTTAGCTTCAGAATCTTTAAGTATATCTGTAACTTCAGCAATTGAATCAGCTTTTATAATACTTCCAAGATCATAAATACTTGCACCTGCAGTATTATTTTGTATAGCTAATTGTTTTAATTGATCTAGTATAGATCTATGATTTGTCCTGGTTGTACAGAAAATATTAAATTCTCTCATTAATAAATCTGTACCACTCATTTGAAAATTCACTTTTTCTGCTTCACTAGATATATAATTTAATCTAATACTAGGTGTAGTACTATGATAATATTGAGAAAGATCTGTTCTCATTTGATGTACTCTAGGCATAAGGTTATCTGAATGTTGTACAAAATACATTTCAGTTTGTGCAAAAGATTGTTGCATTGCTTGTTGAACTCCTGTAGCAGTTTGCCTAGAAATTTCTTGACCTAGTCTTTGTTGATTAACACCAATAGTTTCAAATGCTTGAGATTTAAAATGATTTGCTAATTGTATTCTAGACATTAATCTATTTGTTTGTTCCATATTTAATGTCTGATAATGATTAAAGTTTGTAGCATTTTCTGTGTTAGTAATTGAAGTATCTAATGGCAACATACCAAAATCTTTCATTGCTACATATGCTTTAGCCATATTATTTTTACCCCAATCTTCACCCATTGAATGACGTGGTAATGCATTTTGATCAAACATAATTACAGTACCAAGTTCATCTACAAGTATATCAGCTATTTGATTATTTACCATATTATAGCCAACTTGATATGCTTTCATAAGATCAACTAAAGAAGTAGATCTAGTGTTTCTATCAGAGAATACTCTACCTTCTACTGGAAGTTTACATCCATATAAAGAGTTTTCTCCTTTAAATTGAAATTGAAGTCTACCAGGTTTAGTAGAATTAATACCAACATATATTGGGTTTAATTCAGTTGCAGTTTGTCTCCATGTAGCTGGCATATTAGGTCCAATTTTTACTCCTCCCCATACTTCATTAATCCATATCCAATCTATATGTTCTCCATATGCAAGATTATCTCTTGTTTTATCTTTAAATAAATTTGTATTATAAATTGGTTTTTCTGTAAGTTTAAAATTTTCATCAACAACTTTTTGAATAACTTTACCGTTTTCCATTACACGTGTTAAATGACCAACTTTTCTTTGTGTTTTCCAGTAAGCTGTTGTAACCCTTAGCATGTTTCTTTCACCCCATAAAGCTATATCTTCTCCTTCATTTAAAATCATTTTAATTACATCATTACTTTCATCTGGAGAGTTTTGATAGTTACTTACAAATTGTCTATAACCTAATGAAGGCATATTTGTATTCCATTCTTTTGATCTAGTAGGATCATAGAATGTTCCATCATTTTGATAACCTTGTACATTATATTTAACATTTTTAGCAGGATATATTTTTTCTAATGAGCTTATTTGTTTTTCAGTCATTAAGTAACCAAAACTATCTACAACATCTGAAACAGTCATCATTTCACATTTACCAACATAATTTGAATCTGATATGTATCTAGCATCAGGAGACTTTTGATAAAATGTTAATGCTGGATTCCATAGCTCTACATGATAATCATCTTCCATCATTCTAAAATGCCAAAATTCTCTATCACAAATAAGCATATCTCTAAAACCTCTTTCTTCTAATTCATACATTTTAAATCTTTCTTCATCTACTATTAATTGATGTGATGCCCATTCTTCAACTAAACTTCTATAATCTTTTGAAAAAAAGTCTTCTATTTCAGGAAGTGACTTAAGCTTATTAGGATTCATTTGTTCTTTAGCTTCTTTAGATTTAGGATCCATACCCATCTTAACCATTTTAATAGTCATTTGAGCTTTAGCATCTGCTAATAAAGTATCTTCAACCATCTTTCTTTTAGATTCAAGCATTTCATTATATGACAAATCATCTACTGCCCTAAACTGAACTTTTGTAAATCTCTTAGAAAATTCACCTGTAAGAACATTAATAACATTTGGTATAATAGGATAAAATTTAAGTTCTAAAGCAGAGTCATCTGATTTAGTTAAAACATCCATTAAGTCTTTATAGTCATTATCTTCTTCAACTATATAATCTGTTTTATCAATTATACCTTTAGCAAGTTTATAATTTTTAAGTATTTTTCTAGAAGTTTTTTTTAAATATTCCATTCCTTCTAGCTCTAACCAATCTAAATTCCATGCAGCCCAATCATCATCTTTTTTCTTAGCTGGTAAAAATTGTACAGGTTGTGTTAAGCTAGCTGTAGAAGGGTAATCCTTACTATCAGCTTTAGCTCCATTTTTCATTTGTAAAGCATTAAGTACTCTCATATTATTTTTTCTTTACTGTATATTTAATAGATATTTTTCCGTAAGATGAATTGCTTATCCAAGTTGATATATATCCTGTTGAAGAAGTTGTCCAATATTTATTCATTTATTTTATGTTTTTAAATGCAGATTTTATAAATTTACTGGATCCAAATCTTTTTTTTCTCCCTAAATTTTTAAAAGGTCTCATATTCAATTTATACATTTTTTGTGATTTTTCCAAGCTATCTTTAGACTTATCCTCTTCTTTACGCTTAATATAACCTCTATTAGCTTGTTGTAGCTTTGCAAATGCTATTAATGCAGAAAATGCTACAAGTCTATCTACATTCAATCCAGGGAAGTATTGCATCATTTCTGTCAGTAACATTTTATCAGGTATTCTATCAACTCCAAATGTTGTACTTAATATATTTCCGTGCTCATCTGTATCTTGATATATCTCTTCTCTAATAAATTCAATAGCATATGATATCAAATGACTTTTAAATAATGTACCTGTATTTTTCCAACCGTATTCTTGATATACTGTACTATTAGATCCAAGATCTTTTAAGAATACTATTTGTTGTTTTGGTACTAAATACTTTTGTTTTTTTCTTGCTATCATATGTTGAATAAAAAGAGATATATTATTTTCAACTAGTGTCCAAGCATTGTACCATTCTATTATTAGTTCTAATTGTTCATGTGTTTTATTTATATCATCATATCTACCACACCAAGATGCTACAATTTTATCACCTTCTATAAAAGTTTCAAGACCTTCTTTAGTTTGTCTTGTAACTTCAACGGGATTTTTATAAACAAATATACTACACAAAGAATCTGATGTAGTTGTTTTTCCTTCTGATACAGGGTCAATAGAAGCATAGTACATACTAAATGTTGGATTTTTAACAGGTTTTTCCCAAACAACTAATGATCCAGTTTTATCTTCCATTTTTTTCTTAACTGGAAAATCACTTATAGGCAATTTATTTGTCTTACTAGCTTTAATACCTTTATCAGTTCTTTCTAATTTTACAAACTCATATGCATATTCTTTTTCATCTATTTTTTTTAATTGCTTTGATATTAATGCTTGTGGAAATATTGCTTCTTTTCTATAAGCAAATGCTTCAGCAATATCTATTGGTTTTTGAGATATTCTTAATTGATATTGCTCAGGTGTTAAATCTTTTTTCCATTGTGCTCTTTCTTCTTTAATAGCATTAAGAGCTTGTTCAATAAGTGAATTACCATACTGATCAATATGTGGAGGCATAGACCATTGTTCTGGAATAAATAAACCACATACACCAATAGTACCTTTATCATCCATTAAATTAGTTTCAACTCCATATATATCATTTCCTTGTGGATTTAATATCATTTGTTTTAAAGGTTCACATTGATCAAGATCACCCACTGATCCGGCAGCAATAAACATACCTGTAGTCATCATACCTGATGTCATTGCTGGTCTAATATATTCAAATGTTTGATCCATCTTAGGAGCAATACCAGCTTCTTCATGAAAGAAAAAAGTTACAGGTCCACCAACACCAGTTGTAGGATTTTTTTCAAAAGAAGCACCTTGAATTTTTGACATTAATCCTTTATTAGTTTTTCTATTGTTTATTCTAACTTCAATTTTTTGTTCCCATAATAAAACTTTTTCTGGAGTGCATGGTCTATACCATGCTGTATGTTCATTAAGAAATGTTTTATATTCATCTAAAAATTTCCATGAACCTTTATCATTAATATAATCTTTAAGTG